ACCACCCCCGCCTCCGCCGCCCGAACCCGACGCCGTGGTCGAGATCGCACCGAGCGGGACGTACTGGCCGGTCAAGTCGGCATAGTATGCTTCGGCCGTCGCGTAGCTGGACGTGTAGACGTAGCTCGAGCCGACCATGTCGCGGAACACGTAGTAGAGCGTGCTCGCGCTGAGCGAGGTCAGCGTGCCGGGCGGGAAGGTGCCCAGCGAGATGTTGCCCTTCCTCACCGTGTGCGACTGGATCGAGATCGTCGTGTCCGTCACGCCCGAGAACGGGAAGTCGGAGCGGACCAGCCCGGTCCCACCCATCACGCCCGGTGGGAAGAAGCCGCCATCGGTCACCGTGCCATCGTCGTTGACGTATTGCAGCACCTCGCTCGGGACCAGCGACTGCTGGGTCGAGATGTTGAGCTCGGTGATGTCGTCACTGAAAGCGTCGTAGGCCGCGAACTTGTAATACTTGGTCGGGTTCGCCGGCACGAGCGGGATGAAGGCGTCGCCCGCCCCGTTGTAGACGAGGTTGGTCGCATCGTTCGGCGTGAAGCCACTCGTCTCAGACATCCACACCTTCACGCCGACGAAGTCAGCGTCCAGCGTCGGTGAGAACGAGATCGACACGCCGGAGGCCACGACCGTCTTGGTGTGCGTGGGCAGCGCCGGCGCCGGGTTCTGCATGTTGACGATGGCAGCGTTCGAACGGTTGCCGCCCGTGTCGACGGCGTAGATCCGCGCGCTGTAGCGGCGCATCGCCTGCCCACCGCTGATCGTCGTCATCAGGTCGCGGGTGAGCGTGAAGCGCGGCAGCAGGCTCTCGAAGGTCTCGATCACCGTCGTCGTGGGCCACACGCAGATGTCGATCTCGAAGCGCGAGAAGAACGGGTCCGGCGTGACGACGTCGCTCTCAGGCGCAGCCAGCATGTACGGCGAGCGGAACACCCAGGTCAGCGTCGCATCGGGTCCGCCCCAGATGTAGCCGCCGCCTTCGATCTCCGGATAGTCGATGCACGGCTTGCCCAGGTAGGTGCCCGAGCGCAGGTCGATCGAGTAGACCGCGACCGGCGAGTTGCGCAGCGACATGTTCGCCGCGCGGACCAGCACCTTCACCACTTCGGGGTGTGGCTCGAGGATCTCGAGGCGGGGCTCCAGCAGGTTGCGTACCTGATACCAGCTGTCGTCGCCCTGCTGCACCGCCGCGTCGTAGTGGTCGAAGTACGGGTTCACCACGGGGTCCCACTCGAACGCCAGGACGCCGACGACCTTTGAGCCCACCGTGCGCATGGTGAAGTGGGCGCGTAGGTTCGCTGGCGCCTCGATCTCCCATGGCGTCTCCAAGGGGTCGAAGTCGCTGGTGACGGACGTGTCGAGCACACCGCTGTCGATCAGCGCGAACTTCGAAGCGTTGTACTCAATCGCAAAGACCTTGAGCTCGACCTCGTTCTGCTCGGCCACCTGCATCACGCGGAAGGTCCGCGCCTCGACGACGTCGTCCTCGATGATGAACATCGAGCCCGGCAAGGGGAGGATGCTGTCCTCGATCGCGTCGAGCAGCGTCAGCGTGGCGGTCGTCGTCCCAGGGTTGTCGATCTCGCGGGTGAACATGCGCCCGTGGCTGTCCATCATCGTGATCGTGTAGGTGCGCGCGCTGTCGAACGGGAACGCGCGGTCGAGCACCACCACGGTCTCGCTGCAGGTCATGATCCGGCCGCCGTACTCAGCGCCCTGGAACAGCGGGTCCATCACCTCGATGATGTCGCCCGGCCGCACGTCGCCGTCCTGCAAGCCGACCTCGAAGGTCACCGTGTCAGTCTCGAGCCGCTCGGTGAGCAGTGCCGCCAAGCCCGTCCGGTAGGCCTGCCCGTAGCTGGTGCAGCCGTAGGCCGTGATCTCGAGCAGGTTGTAGCCGTAGCGCTGGATGCTCTCACGGTCCTCGATGACGGCGGTGTCGCCCTCGTAGCCGCGGCTCGGGTCCACCCAGTTGACGTGGCAGATCGTGTGGCGCGCGGTGAAGGACGTGCCCGCGTAGTTGAACATGCCCTCCTTCACGTTGGCCGCCGCGAACGGCTTGCTCGCGGCGGTCGGTGCGTCCTGCACCGCAGAGAGCACGCCGCCGTGCCAGAGAACCGCCACCCGCATCATGCCCGCCACGGCCTCGAGGACCTTCACGGCCTGCTCGCGGGTGTTGATCACGCCGTTGAAGGCGAAGCGCGGCTCGAAGCCGCCGAAGCCGTCGGGCACACCATGGATGCCGGTGATCTCGTAGTCGTTGGTCCAGCCACCGTCATCGAACGCGATGTTGCGTAGCTCGCTGAAAGCCCCGAACGAGCTGTCGAAGTAGAGGGTCTGATCAGCGGTCGTGGTCGCCGTGTGTTTCAGCACGCCGTTCTTGTAGAACCGGACTGCCGTGGCCTCGTAGAACACCCGGAACTCGTCGTTGGCGACATAGGTGTCGTTGGTGTCCCAGATTGAGGCCCCTGAGGCCAAGGCCCGATAGGTCCCGTCCGATTGCAGCTCGATGGCGAAGTCGATGGACGCGACGCTCGTGCCCGTCGTCGCCGCGTTGAGCCCGAACGCCACGCTGTCCGTCGCCCCAGACTGGGCGAACGCACACGCGCGGCCGACGCCGCCCTGGTTGCTGTAGACCTGCTGCGAGTTCGGCGTGATGTCGCCCGCCGAATAGACGCCGGCGGCCAAGGCCACTTCGCTCGTCTTGGTGAACGTCCCGGTGAAGGTCGCCGCGCGGGTGCTGGCCCCGTCGCAATACTGGGCGATCTGGTAGAGCGTGTACTTGTCGACGTCGAGCTGGGTGAACAAGTCGCCCAGGCCGTAGCGGCCGTTCACGACGAGGTCGTTCAACACCCACATCGGGTTCGAACACCAGCCACTGACGAAGTTGCCGTCCCACTCGCCGTCGCAGTGGCCGCCGCCCGTGTCGAACGCTGTGTAGTTCTCGGGGATCTGTAGCTCGAGGCCGAAGATCTCGTAGCCTCGCTCAGGCACCCGCGAGCCGAACAGCTCAGCGTTGGCCGTGATCCCGACGATGGCGTTCGACGGGTAGATCATCTTCCGGTCGACGAGCTCGGTGTAGTAGGAGAACGAGATCGTGCTCTGGGTCGAGGTCACCGTGTCGTCGGGCGACACCCGGGACATGCGAATGTCCCACGGCGCCTCGCCGGGCAGCTCGATCCGATAGCCCCGCGTGTACGGGCTCGTGCATTTGCCGCTGATCGTGTCCTCGACCCGCGTGACGTACTCGCTCTCAGGCTGGTCGGCTGAGGACTTCACCTCGATCTTGATCGACACCGTGTGGCCTTTGAGGCCGCCGTCGTCGCCCTGCTTCACCAATGCGCCGAGACCCAAGCCCACGCGCACCGCGTCGGTGTTCGCGTTGGTGATCGGCCGCACGACCGGCGTGGCGAAATCGACCGTGACGCCCACCGGCCTGATCGTCTCGACGCTCGGGAAGCCGGCGAGGTACGCCTGATCCGGATCGCCAAGCCGCGCTTCGAGCACGACGCCCGGCAGGTTGACCGTGCCGTCCGCCCCGACCACGGGCGTCTTGTCCATGAACGTCGACTTGTACCAGTCGACCCCGATCGCCGGACCCCTGATCTTGCCGCCAGCCAACAGGTCGATGAGCCGCGCCATCTGCCGCGACTGGAGAGTGTTCGGTGCTTCGGTTGGCGACGACGGCGTCGCGCCCTTGCCGCCGCCGCCTGCGCCCATCTCGCGCCGTGCCGCTGTCCACTCGCGGAGTTTGCGTGCCGAGCTCGCCATCAGATGGTCACCGGCCCGATCTCGATGATGTCAGGCAGCCAGCGTCCGAGGCTCGAGGCGTCGATGAAGTCTTGGAAGCCGCCGTCGACACTGCTCAACCCGCTCCCGAAGCCAGGGTTCGTGCCCTCGTGGCCGTTCCCGTCGTAGGACCCGGCGCCGGTCATGACCTGCTCGTCGACGATCGAGGAGCCGATCACCACGCTGCCGACGCGGAAGCGCCCATAGACCAGTGGCTCAGGGTGGCCCTGCTCCTGCACGTTCACCACGCCGTTGAACAGGAAGCTCGCCTTGTCGTCCTCGCGCGCGTTCGGGTCGATGCTTCCGGGCGCAGGCGCCAGCATCATTGCGAGGCCCCCCAGGGCCAAGGAGACGCCGAACAGTGCGATCGTGCCGTAGGAGACGCCCAGCGCCGCAGTGGCGCTCAGAGCCCCACCAGCCCCGAACATGGCGAGACCCGGAGAGGCCGCACCCGCCGTGAAGATCGTCGCCGCGACGAGGACGATCCCGAGGATCACCTTGCCGACGCCCGACTTCTTCGATCCCGCCGGGACCGGCATCACCCAGATGTCGGTGTCCTGCGACATGCGCATGTGAATGTCGTTCTCGTCGAGCTCCAGTGGCTTGCCCGCACCGCGGCGCACGCGCACGACCTTGAGCTCCATCGGCTTGATGCGCTCGGCAAAGCCCGGCTTGTTGCAGCAGAGCGCGCGGATCGCCTCGCGCGGCGTGTTGACCACGTACTCGTGCCGGTCACCGAACTCCGCCGCCAACGCCCCGTGCAGGACGATGACGTTCTTGCCCGTCGCCCGCCGCTGGTACGGTGCGAAGCTCTCGACGTCGAAGTCGTAGACGGCGCTCACAGCATCAAGTCCTTCTTCCGGAGCCAGATGGTCTTGCGGAACCACGCCTCGGTGATCACCAGCTTCTGGGCGTAGCGCCCTGGCGGGTGGTGCCACGCCTGCCCGTTGCCGACGTAAACGCCGCCGTGGTTCCAGACCTTGGCGAGCAGTTTGAACAGGAACACGTCACCCGGCAGTAAATCCTTCGGGCTGCGTGGGTAGATGCGCGCCGCCCCGCACTTCTCGAAGTGGTCGAGGTAGAGGTTGGCCGACGGCTCGATCTTGTTCTCGACGCTGCCGAACCACAGGTCGTCGCGCGGCATCGGGATCAGCTCGTCGAAGCGGTTCTGCCAGT